CCGCTTCTTCACACAGTGTAAACCAAATAACAATCTCTAAAAAAGTTTCGGCTCCAGTCAACTGGCTGTTGACCGTAGCTTACAAAAAATAGATTATTATTGCTGAAATTAAGTATTTGGTGCCCCATTCCAGTCTTGAAAAGGCTGGAATAAGGGGAACCCAATGAAATACCCCAAACCTCCATCGTCCGCCATTGCTCTGAATAATGAGCAGTTAACAAGTTGTGGTATGGTACCAGAAGTACTAGGGTTTACTAAAGATAGTAAGACCCTTGGTTCTCCTTCGACCCATGACCTAGAATTGTTGTCATAATCGGTAACGCAATAGCGAGAATGTGAGAGGCCCCACGCAGGAACATGAACAGCTAAACACGGAGAAACATACACGTTCGTAACATATGTGCCCGTATTAAAATCATACAGAGCACTATTAGAAATATACATTAGGGTGTGATTACTATTTCGCGTTATCGCAAGGGAGGCGCGGATCGCCTTAGTAGTCGTTCCGGCGCTATCTCCTGTATTTTGCCAAATAAAATTCATCCCACCACGAGCAAGAACATAACCCGCTGCAATACATGAGTATAGATCGCGGGATAATGGTGCATAAGTAGTAGTAGCTGCTTGATACAATGTACCACCACAACCAAAAGGATCTATCTGTAACGATTTAATGTTACCAGAAGAACCCAAGTATAAGCGAGAATGTCTTAGCAAGATCTGCTTGAGACTCGTTATTTTCTCGCCAATACAAAACTGTTCGCATACGAAAGGGTCGTGTGAAATTCGGGCATTCCCGATATTAACAATATCACTTTCTCCTTCCATATCATCGATTTCTTTGATTTGTGGGGTAAATGAGGTGTCGAGCATGGGTGTTGGTGCGAAATCCCTAAGACCAGCGTACTCTACGTTATCACCACCAGATATTTCTATTAGGATAGTAATGTTCGAAGACACGCTAGACGGCGCATTAAGAGGTGTCAAAACCGTTAAATAAACAGTTCCAAAGAAAGCGTTAGTAGGGATCCACGGAGTCAACCTACAATAGGGTAACCTTACATGGAACTCTGATTTCTCTGAAATGTCAATAACTTCTGTATGCACATAACTTGCTTTGGACGTAGTCATTGTCAGAGGAATATTTGACGATGGATCAAAAGCCAACATCAATTTCCCCGTGTGGAACTGAGTCTTCACAAACTTAAGGTGCAATACAATGTCACCTCGAAAATAACCAAACAGATTGCCAACCCACGTAAGTGGGGGGGCGGTCATACAGGTATTTCCACCAATGGTGTAAGTATTGAACTCACTAGTAGGCGTGAAAGACCGCGCCCACAAGCTCGTGTCAACAGCATCAGTATTTGCCCAAGTTATTGAACGGAAAAATGCTGCGCGTTGCGTGATATATCTAATAGATAACTCATCGATGTCGTTCCCGGCGAATCCGGGTAACACATCGACTTTGTTACGCGCGCTAAGACCCAGAGAAACATGGGTATTAATTCCATCAAAATTTAGAGCATTACTGTACTGGACGTTTGCTACAATTTTACCTGGCTCGTTTTCAGATGGTTTCGAAAAACCAAACATACGGGCACTCTTAGCCATACATTCTGTTACCCAATTTGCAGTTCCGGCCACTGAACTAAGTTCAGGAACTTGGCTCAGTTTCTTAAACGCTTCAGATATACTGTGGAAACGAGAAGAAAGAGGACCGCTATAGGTCTCTTCTTCAGAAACATTCCCGCGCTTACGGTTAGAACTACTTTGAGGTTGCACAGAAGTAGGAATAATAAATTCGGTATCCTTAAAACTCAAAAAAACACTTCCAGTTATAGCAGAAGCTGGACCAACCAATGCACTATAAATAGTGATATAAAATTTGGCCCAAGGATTGCTCCCAGTCGTGAGATCATAGAAGAGAGAAGCGTTCACGAAAGGAATTCTAATCTCTGCCTCCGTCTGCATACCAATGTCAAGATCGACTCTTGGTTGCTGTGTACGAGTAGTTAAATCATAAAGATACATATTTTGGGTTAAAGGAACAAGATTCGGTATTCCAGGAATAAAATGCAGTAACAAACGCCCTTGAGCAAACTTGTTCACAGAACAGGCTATTTTAAGGACGGCAGTACCTCGAAATCCCATAAAACCGGCTAATTTATTCTTAAACAGCGCAATATCCGCGCTCATACTCGCATCAAACGGTATCTTAGTGCTGTACAAAGTTGTACCAGCAGCGGAAGCCGTAGACCAAGTGAAAGTATTAATTTTAATCGGTTTTTCAAGGAACACCTTGATATCTTGATAAATCGTGTCAGGATTCTTCAATAAAACACTATTCAGTGCCTTGATGTCGAAAGGGGCATAGGCCACAGAGCCTCTACCCTCCGTAAAGTGCATAGTCGCACTAGTAGTCGTAGTAGCATTCAATTCTCCTTGAGAGTGGAGCATACTCGGTGTCTTTGTATCAGAAGACTCCATAACTGATTTTTCTTCAATTGCAGCAAGTGAAATATCTTGGCCCTCGGTACACTCATTCCAAGGGTAGCAGCCCGTTTCCTGGTAGTTTTGAGTCTCACCTGGCAGTAATCCTAAATAGGAAGAGACTTGTACTGTCAACTTGGTATCTAGTTGGAATAATCTTTTATGTACGGACAATTTATAATTTTCCAACGTCGCGGATAGCCAAAGTACAAAAAATAGCCAGAGTAAACTCGTGCTATATATCAAACCTTGTTTTTTTAGAGGCAGTTGACTCACTCTCTGAACTAGTTCGACGGTTTGGCATTGAGGCTCAATATCCTGAGGCTCTTTAATCGGACTATCTAAATTCAACTTGTCGAATTCAATACTCAAATCGCTCACTACTGAGTCTTCATCGTACCATTCTAGTGCTAAAGCGCTATAATAATACTCAAACCCTTGAGTTGGCGGTGGCAAACCTACTTTACGTAACGCATCAGCACACTCAGTAAAAAGAAGATCAAACTTCTCTCTACCATGCATAGTTGCTTCACGTAACGCACAGTCTACATTGTCGCAAATTCTCTTAGGAACGTCAGGTCCTTTACGATACCAATATGGCATTTGGCGAATTGTATCCCAATTAAGGGGAGCAATCCACTTGCCATTATGACACTTAAACCCTCGTTTCAAGAATTCACAAGCTGTAAGCGGTTTGTAAGGCACGACGCTAACTGTTTTATCCTCCGACGTATATACAAGGCCCAACTCCGCCATCAAAGGCGGTATAGTCATGTAATTAAACTCATGGGCAATTGATTTCGCAATCGCTAATAAATTATCATCACCATTACCAAAGAGTCGGACTAATACCCTAAACATACTTATGGAATACGAATTGGGATACTGTTTCATAAAACACATACGGAACACGATCGACAGATAAATGGTGTTCAAAACCGTTGTTAGTGGATTTCCTGATGGGTTAGATTTAACCCACTCCATCCATAAACCAGAATTAATATGGTGCGAGTTCCAAATCTCACACCACAATATTTTCCTCACCATTTGGTTCTCAGGACTGTCATCATACCAATTATTAATGATATCAACGATAACCTGTAGTACTTGAGAATATTGCGTAGCGTCGAATTTTGAAAAATCACCAGCAACGCAATAATCACCTTGCTTCAAAATAATTTTTGACAGGGTGTCCCATTCACTAAAGGGGTTAATACCGACAATGCTCTCATTTTTGAGACGATTCTCTAGGAAAAAAGCGCAGAACTCTCCAAAATACCTTTTGATAAGAACTACCAATGGCAATGGGCATGCAGAAAACATACGCGTACTACACGCCTCTACCTTTTCATTAGAGCGCAATTCATCTTTGAGACAGTCCACGAAGTAGTGCTGCGCGCGCTTGCCAGCTTTCATATCCTCTTCTATCTGAAGACACTCAGCACGAAGCTGCACGCACAACGCGTTCTCTAGAGAATACTGATCTTCGTCTCCAAAGATATCCCACTTGCCTGGTTTAGATACCAACAAGTTATAGGGATAACCAGCACTAGTATTACGGGGAATCGCATTGATATACGGATCTTGGTCGCGGCCCATACAAGCTTCTTCAAAACTTAAAACAGCGCGACTGCGTTTAGAATGTATATTGTTATATACATCCTTAATATCTGCAACCGCAGCCATCAGAAGACGTTCTGGTACTTGCCGGTTTCTACCTCCATATTTTGATAACGCAACTTCCATTGGATTTCCACTTGCACAAGGTTTCAAGACTGCGGGCCTTTTATTGCCTTCACCGAGAACCCCATAACAAGGGCTCTTGCGTAACTTGCTCATTCCTAAAGGATAATAAATGTGAGGCGCAACACCACGCAGTTGCAGTGAAAACAACGAGTCTCTGAAGTCTGGTAAGCCTTCCGGTACGGGTGGAACCCAGTTATACCTCTTGAGCAATTTTTCTATGCGCTCGCGAGTACAGACTACGCCAATGGCCAATTTCGACCCATGTGAATAACCAGCATGAATACCGATCAAACGGCCACCACGAGTGAAATCCTCATTGACAAACAAAAGAGCACCACAATCACCAGATAAGGTTGTTAGTGGGAAAGATATATAATCTGCCCAACTCACATCCCCATGTTCCAGGATTGGGCTTAACTTATTAGAACGAGTCATGCATCTAAGATAGGGCTGGACACCCTTCTCATCACCATTCTCGCGCAAATAATACACGACACCTGGGATACTCTTCTTATATAGCTCATAGGTGGATTCACAAGCAAACAAATGGACTATATTCTTATGTGGATTCATTCCCTTAATGATAACAATCCAACTATCGAACATATTTTCCTCCTCGGTTGGAACTTGTGAAACTATATTCTCGAGGAGTGCTGAGAAAGAACATTCACGCCACTCGTCAGACAAATAATCTTCAGGGTGGACCAAAAATATCTCTTTATAATCGTGATCTTCCCACTTGAGAAATTCACTATAATAATGAGCATTTAAGAGGAAAATGTCGCCCTTAAGTGCCAAGGCGTTACCTATAAGGACACCATCAGGACGCACCAAACAATACCAATTATTCCTCAATATCTTGTCCGCTACCTGTTCGGTAGTACGACAAACTTGGAAAACTTGAGGTGTAAACGTCTTAAGCATGCCTAAATCAGGCTCTTGCTTCGCGCGAACACGTGCTTGTTGAAGCTTACCGCCAATTAATCCAACTGATTGCAATTCAGCATCACTAAAATTGTGACCTTCTGGGTAATCCAATAAGGCAGATGGAATCTCAACTGACCCATCTTCTTTTTTAGTAC